TTTATGAGAGCCTCTGGATACAAGGTTCCGGAAGCTCCTCCAAACTACAAGCCTCCAACGGTAACAGGGGGTCCGTGCGGATACTATGGCGGCTACAGCAATTTCTGTGCGAGCCCCCTTACGTGTACCGCGGATTACACGGGTAATGCGGGAGACCAACGCGGAACGTGTCAGGATTCTTCGTATTATACAAAGAGAGGTGTTCCCGTTCCGACGTGGTTCAGCGTCCCTTGACCACGGTCACCGACGGTGTCCTCTTCTTGGGCTGTTCGGCTCTGGGAGTCAATGAAGAGTCGTGCCTGGGGTTGTAATTTTTCTGATGAAACGCCCAGAGCGCCGGAGAACCTATTCGAAAGTTTGAATGAAGTTTCGCCTTGTACCAGAATACACAGTCCTCTATTCTGTTACTTCGCGACGTGTTGTCGAGAACGAGACACTCAAAGTTTTCTGTGCACGAAGTCATAACTTGATTGAACATTTCAAAACTTGGAAAGATTCCAAAAAAGTTTTTATAAATCTTTTCTCTGTTTTGTAAAATGTTTTCTCGGAGAACAAATACATAATCAATATTGGCTCGAAGATCGGGACTCAAGTCCATACAGTACTGCATCGTCAACATAAAGAAGATTTTCCAGTGACGACCATTCATGAAACACTGTCGGATGCACGTGTCCTTCATAAACTTGCGGTCGTACATGCAGTCGTCGAGCAACATGAACGCACCGCAGTTTGTTTTCCCTTGACTCACCAGGGACTTTTGTCGAGCCAGGACCCTCTCTATTGCATCCTTGTCGTAGTCGCCATAGATGAACAAGTCCGGAACAAACTTTTTATAGTGGTGGTTTCCATCTTCCGTGGCGGACATGACGACACCAGCTGGGAGATGCTTTTTGTGGTACAGGATATCAGTGACGAGGACGGACTTGCCGGTGTTCCTCTTGCCTATAAAAACACAAACCTTGTCATCGGCCATGGTCTCTGGATTAAACTTTCTGAGTTGCAACTTTGCCATTCACTAGAATTGACACAGGTTTTGTTGCAGTCTGGAGAGCGCGCCTAGAACTCCTCGTTCATCACAAAGACATTCGCTGGTTCTGTTGTGGTCAGAGACGCCATGACTCCCGCTTTCTGGTAATCGGCCACCCTCTTTTCGAAAAAGTTGGTCTTTCCCTGGAGACTGATGAGTTCCATCCAATCGAATGGATTCACTGTGTTGTAGACTTTCGGGAGGCCGAGAGTCGCTAGGAGATGGTCCGCCACAAACTCAATGTACTCGCTCATGAGTTCCTTGTTCATTCCTATGAGACTCACTGGGAGTGAATCGCAAACAAATTCCTTTTCAATCGCGACGGCTTCCGAAACAATTTCCACAATCGTCGCCTCGTCGAGAGATTCATTCAGGTGTTTGTACACGAGACACGCAAAGTCCCTGTGGAGTCCCTCGTCGCGCGAAATGAGTTCGTTGGAAAACGTGAGTCCCGGCATCAGGTTCCTCTTCTTGAGCCAGAATATCGCGCAGAAGCTCCCTGAGAAGAAGATACCCTCGATGCACGCAAAGGCTATGAGACGCTCCGCAAACGACCGACTCGACGTTATCCACTTGAGCGCCCAGTCACCCTTCTTCTTGATGATTGGAATGGTCTGGATGGCGTGAAAGAGACCGTTCTTCTCCTCTGAATCCTTGATGTACGTGTCAATCAAGAGCGAGTAGACCTCGCTGTGGATTCCCTCCATGGCAATCTGAAACCCGTAAAAAGAGCGCGCCTCTGGAATCTGAATCTCCTTCATGAAACGCACCGCAAGATTCTCCAACACGATACCGTCTGAGCTGGCGAAGAACGCGAGCACGTGTTTTACAAAGTGCTTCTCGCCCTCCTTGAGAGTGTCCCAGTCCTTGACGTCGCTGCTCAAATCAATCTCTTCCGCAGTCCAAAAACTCGCCTCGGCCTTTTTGTACATTTCCCATATGGCCTGGTACCTGATGGGAAACGCGCAGAAGCGATTAGGGTTTGGGTCGAGGAGTGGCTCCTGCATCTTTTACTATTAAACAAGTTTAAACTTTATGTTATGTACTAGTAGTAATGTCCAGTGGACGAGTACAGCTCGCATCAGTCGGTCTACAAGACGACCGCCTGACAGGAACTCCCGACGTGACGTACTTTATCAAAAAGTTTAACCGTCACACAAAGTTTGCACTCGAGACGCTCGAGGTGCCCTTTAACCAGACGACCATAGACTTTGGGAGCTGGATAAACGTGATTGTGCCCAGAAACGGTCAGCTGGTTCGAATGCTGTACATAAAACTCGTGTTGCCTCCCCTGACAGTCGGTGGATACACAAACTCTATAGGAAACGCAATCATAGAATACGCAGACTTGCTCGTCGGTGGTCAGCTCATAGAGCGCATCAACGGTGAATTCATGCAAATCTACAACGACACCTTTATAAGCGATTCGCAGCAAAGCGCTTTCGAGTACATGATAGGGAGCACGGATAACGGTCTATACGGTCTCGGGTCGGCGACAGGGTACTCCGCGGGCGTCCAACAGCCCGCGTACGGATTTTATCCACGGACGTTCATCGTCCCGCTTCCATTCTTCTTTATGAGGAACGAGGCCCTGAGCATACCTCTTTGCGCCCTGACGCGTTCGGAAATCGAGATAAGGGTCCAACTGCGTCCGCTCCCGCAAGTCATAGCTGGCGGGTATCTCCCGAGTAACGTGTCGACAACAAACTCGATAACGTGGTCCATTCCACCTGACTACACAGCCAACACAGTGTCTCCGTACTTTACCACGGGACCCGTGACGGCCCAGGACCAATTCTCTAACGTTTTTTGGTTGTCGTACTCGTACATTTTTGCAATCACGCCCAGAATCATCGGATCGACCATCGTGAGCAACTTGTACTATTACAACTTCAACACAACATCTTTTGTAAAGTTTTCAAACTATTTCAATTTTAACATTCCTGGGTGTCCGATTGGAATTTCACAAAACAACTTGGGTGTGACCATCATAGTGACAACGTCGACGTACCAGTACTTCAATAGTGGAAACACGAGTTCGCCTCCATATTTCAGGTCTATGATTTCACTCATAGGTCTCTCGGGTACGTTTCAGTCCATTGCGGACGCCGTTCCTCTTTCGCCCGTCAACTACATACAGATAGCAAACGACGGAACAAACTTTGTGGCAATTGGTCAGTACTCCAATACGACTACATTCACGCTCAACAGTTTCTCGAGCCCCACGTTCCCGTGCGTCTCTTCTGGTATAACAACGTCTGTCCAACTCGTTAGCATCACGTGGTCGCCAGGATTTCAAGCCTTTATCATAGGCGACATCAACGGAGTCATGTACAGCTACAAGATAGGTCAGTCGGCGCTCAGCGCGCTCGTGGGACCCGTCGGACCGTACTCGGCGTACTCGACCACGTACGGTCAAATCTACAACAGTAGCCCAGTTGTCGCTTCGAACAATCTTATATCGAATGTGTACTACTCTTCGTTTGACGGAGGTCAGACGTTCCCCCAAGAAGTTCCGTACGCCGAGATACCAAACACTTCAAATGCGTACGCGACAAGCATAGCGTACTCGTCAGTTTTTAACCAGCTGTTTGTTCTCATAGTTCCGCCCATCATGTATTATCCAGAATACGCGGCGTATTCTATAGGAGTTCCACAGACCTCAAACACGCTCACTTTTCCCACGGAAACTGGACAGTTTCAGGCGAGTCTCGCGGTCGAGTACGTCTTCTTGGCCGACGAAGAAGTCAGGTACATTCAGGGCGCCAAGATTGATTACGTGATTACCCAGATTCAGTTGGCATCCGTGGGAGTTCCTTCAGTGACAAACTCATTGAACGCTTATAGACTCAACTTTATAAACCCAGTCAAAGAGTTGTTCTTCTTGATTCAAGATTCAAATGTTGTTCAGACAAATGATTATTACAACTATTACAACACTTCGAGTAATTCTCAACAACTTGTAAGTTTGCAGCTCCAGTTTAACGGTGAAAACAACATCGATCCGACGGTTGCTGATTCACTGTACCTGGGTGACGTACAATTCCTGAATAACCACACACGAGTTCCAAACAATGGAATCTACAACTATAGTTTTTCCATCGACCCAGAGAATTACTTGCCGACGGGCCAGGTGAACATGAGTCGCATCATGAATCAGAATCTCTGGATAAACATGACTTCAAACCCAAATGAACGCACGGTCCGTGTGTACGCAGTGTCCTACAACATATTCAGGGTCCAGAACGGCCTCGGAGGCTGTCTCTTCATAGACAACAACACGTCGCTCATAGGCTAAAGAAAAACGGCACAGAGTAATAAATGGAGAACGAAATCGTCAAGGCTGCGACTGACATTATCCAACCCGTGTTTGAGAGTTCGATTGTGGTTGCAGGCCACTATGCCAAGGCGTGTGGACGTAACACGATTACGAGTCACGACGTTCAGTACGCACTCAAGTTTTGCGCACGGAACCTCGTAGGAAAGCACGTCGGGACCCTGTTCCCAGAGGACGAGGACGACGAAAGCGAGAGCGACGAGGACGAGGACGAGGTGGTGGAGGTGGACGAAGAAGAAGAGCCGTTCACGAGGTACACAGGCGACGACAAGCTCATGAATGATATACATCAGGCTGTCGACACTTGGGACCAGTGGATTCCAGAAAGCCCAATAGAATGCATGCTTAAAGATTCAGTCGATGTAACATATTAATGAATTTTAGAAGATTCAGCGACATCGGCGACGGTGAACCAAAAGCATGGAAACCTTCACTAGGTACGCGCTTCGATACAGACGACGATGAGTGTGACGAAGTTCCAGGACCGTATTGCGACGAGGATGCCGAGAGCGAAGTCGAAAGCGAAGTCGAAGAAGACGACGAGACGGAGACTGAGACGGAAAGTAACAAGAGCACTCCATTAAAACGGATTAACAAAAAGTTAATCAACAGCACCGTTTTACAGGAGGAGTCAGATTTCATGCAAGAATAATTTCTAGTAACATATAAAATGACCACAATCGGAGGCATCGTCGGTTCTGTCCAGTCCCAGTCTCTCAACTCAGTCGTTACGGGTTTCAGCTTTGCGGCAGCCATCGCATGGATGGATGTCGTCAGGTGGGTCGTCGCTCACCTCATCAAGGTGAACAAGACTGACGGAACTTTCGTGCTCCTCGCTGCTCTCCTCACGACCATCCTCGCGGTTGTCGTGTATGCGGTTCTCGAGATGATTGCGCCAGACAAGGTCAACGAGCCCCAGCAGCCCATCTACGCGGTTGTCGGTTAACCAGACAGTGTGTGTGCAAAAGGATTCTTAGAGAGTTGATTCTTGGCGACGTTGAGGTCGTTTCGCCCAGGCTGCCCCTTGTATGCATTGAAATTATAAAATTGCTCGTTAATGTACTGCTGACCGTTGGCTCCAACGGTAGGTCCAGCCGATCCGGTGTACATGAATGTACCATCGACATCAGATCGAACAGTGGTCAGCACACCACCTTGTTTCAGCGGCCCTTCGCGAACGTTCATCCTTCCCGCATTTCCAGCACGGTCCGCCTTTCCGCGCTTGTCGTCAACCTTGAACCCGACGAGGTCGAGCTCTTTGTTTGAAAAGTCGCGTTTGTCGAGAGCCTTGTTCAGCGGGTCGTTCGTGTACCCGTGACTGAAACTATGTATACCAGGAGCGGGGTTGTTTGTATGATAAAACTGCTCGTAATTGAGGTCACCTTTATTACGAGACGGCGCGTCGGATGTAGTGGGCAACGGAACAAACTTTTTAGCGGGGGCGTACTCCAGGCCGTCCGTTCGCAGGCCAGACTCGGCTCTTCGCGTCGTGCGCTTCGTCTTTACGTATGACTCGCGGATGGTCGTACCCGTGACGGCGCCACCTTGCCCCTGCGCCCTGTTTGCCTCAGACGGAAGACGGACCGGAAGGAACGCCGTCTTTTCAGGCGCGTAGTGCGTAATGTCTCCGTAGGTCCCGGCGCTCGGCTGACTCCAGCCCGTCGTGCTCGCAGCAGGAGCGATGCGTCCCGGAAGAGTCGTGAGACGGTACGCGCCGACGTTGTTCGGGTTGACACGGTACAGCTGCTGGAACCCACCAGACGCTGGAATCTCAGGGTCCAGACCGAGACCGCGACCGACGAAAATCTTCTCCATGGGCGCCAAGTTGTTGTTTTTGTTGGAAATGTAGTACCGACTCGCAAAATCGTGCGTGGGCTCACCGTGAACGTATTGCGAAAATGCAATGTCTCCAAAATTAGGGAGTTCTTGTTTTTTGTTCACGGGTTCAGAAATAAGACCGGGTCTAGTGAGATGATTGACAACGAGGTCCCTCGATTCATCGTTGTATGGGTACTCTTCAATTTCTTTGGGTTGTTGTACGTCAACATCTACTTCAACAGGAACGTCGGTAGCCTGATTGCTAATCTGCCTACCAACGTAGACGATTCCTAAAATTGCAGCGATGGATAACGGGTCCATTCTTTAATCATTGAACATATTTTAATTATTACCTGCGCGCATGTCGTGACCTGGATAGCACTCTCCGTTTGGTCCCTTGCAGTACCGCGCTGTAAAGAGAAAGTTTTGCTTCTCGGCGCGAGTGCTCCCGGGGTCCCAGGGCATGGTAGGGGCTGGACCGATGCGAGACACGTCGTTGAGCGGGAAGAAGTTTCGCTCGTACGTTCGGACCAAAATCTTTTTAAACTGCTTCGTACTTTGAGGCCTGAGTTCGTCGTCGAGCATGATGAGCTCGTTCGGGGCGCCTTTTCCAGCCATGTACGGGGCTGTTCCGTACTCCATGGTGCTAGGACGACAACACGTGGCCGACCAACTGGGTTGGGGGTACACCGTCACGACGTCAGGTGCGCTGTCGTACGGAAAACTCTGCCTATCAATGTTCAACAACCCTGGCTGAAGCTGATACGCCATTTATAGTACTCCACGAGAAAATTAACGACCACCAGTCATACCAGTACGAGGATTGCCAGCAGGGTCGATACCAGAAAATGAAGACGTCTGGGCGCCCCAGTAATCGGCGTCGCAATTCTTGGGGTCGTTTCGGCACTGTGGGCTAAACTTCTTACCGTAGCACCACTCTGCGAAACCAGTCTGGTCACCGGGGATGGAGGACACAGGTCCCGTCATAAACTGCCGAGCAAACGCCTTTCTCTGGTACGGGGCTGTAGGTGAACGCGTGCGAGCCGGGCCGTACAACACCGTGTTGTCAAGGTACTCCTCGACTTGGGGCTTTACACTGGGGTACCAGCACGCTTCTGGGCGGTTGGGGTTGTCCGTGTAGTCCGTCAGGAGAACATTCCCGAGAGGATTGTCCTTCGAGGGCTTCTGGCACGTCGCCTCCTCTTGTGTCACCGGGACACCTGTATCCTTCACGATACCCATCTTGTATGCTATAAAGAGAGCGGCGATGGCGAGCATGCCCATAACAACGATTCGTAGGTCCCGGTTGATGAGATACAGGACACAGGTGGCATACAGGATAAATCGTGTACTGGAATTTATGCGGTCGCATGAAGACTGTTTGGCATTGGGCCAGAACGATGCAATCTTATCCGCCTTGAACAGTTCACTAGGTGAATCAAACCAACACCTGGTCATTTATACTACTCTTTTAGTTTTTTTCTTGACCAAGTAAGCCGGACATGCTCGAAAAAAGACTCGACATACCATTCATAAGCGACTTTTCATCACCGCCGCCTTGAATGCTCTCGGCACACTTGGCTGCGGCTCCCTCGACCATGGAGAGCATGTCAGCGGGTATGGTGGTGATGGTCATCCCGAGAATGTTGAGCGTCTGGAGATACTGCCAGATTGCGCTCTTCGTATTGTCAGACAAATCGTCGTTCCAGTAGTTGCCGAGTGGAAGGTCCGTAAATTCCGAAAAGAAACTGTCATCCTTCTGCATGATGTGGCTCGAGTAGGGACTCGCTCCTTTCATGAAGGCGTCGACACACTTGCGTGGATTGGCAGCCCTCATGATGTCAAACGAAGTGTGGTACTTCTTGAAAGCCTTCTCCTCTGGGAATGTCTTCTCGAGTTCATTGATAAACTGCTCAAGCATATCATTGAAGGTTCCGACGGAAGACATTGTTAGTACTTGTGTACTTCTGAGCTTTAAGTTTGTTACTGTACACTCGGCTCCTAGAAAGGTTCCGATGAAATTGTTTCGCGCGAAGACCCAGAGTACACGATAAAGTACACCAGGAGCGCCACGAGAACCGCGGGTTTTGCGTAGGCGCTCATCGGGAGTTCCTCGCCTGCGTTCATCTGGTTCTTGACGTAGATGTATCCGGCGGTCGCCACCGCTGCGAAAAGGGCTGCCCAGACTGGATCTTTGAGACTGTCGCTAATGTCCATTTAATATCACCCAATTTTTTTATCAACTAGGACAGATTGCACTTTTAAAGTTTTTCACAAACGCTGCGTAGGCTGTGGCGTTCACAGACCCGTCTGCGTTACAGAGCGTATCCTTTACGTATTTCTTAAACGTCTCGTATTTCGCCGTAACGACCGCGTTACCCATCTGCTGAACAGCTGGGTCAGACGAGGCAAATATCTCGTTACACGTCTTTGGTGCACTGGCAATTATCGACGACATAAATTTGGCATCCGCGCACAGGGTCTGTGCGGTCGCGTCAATAACTGTGTTTATCAGACTTACAAAGTTGTTGACGTTCGTGTCTGTTGATACAGCCATCTTAAAACCGACCCTGCTCGGAGGCTCTCCGCCCATGAAAGCCTTTCCAACTGCAGTAAACTTCAGTGCGAGCAGTAAAACTGTAGCCGAAATCATGAATCCGATGATGAACCACGCAAACCCGTTCATTTAACGTTTGCAATTATTTATTTTGCGTCAGGAAACAGGACACTGTCGTCGTTTGTATTTGCGTCCGCGTTGACTGGGATGTTTTTGATTTCGCTTTCGGGCGCCGGAGCCGGTGAGCCTTCTGGAGTCAGGGGCGGGGCTGGGACCTGTGCGCCTTCTGGACCCGGTTCGCCTTCTGGAGCCGGGGCGCCTTCCGTAGCCGGGGCGTCCTCGGCCTCCCCGAGAGGCTCATCGTTTCCAAACCCTTCTTCCGTAACTTCCGGGTCTTCAGTGTCCTCGGTGGTGTTTTCAAACTCAATGTCTTGCTTGTGAGCAATGTACGTTTTAAGAATTTCCTGAATCGGAATCATATCCTTGACCGTCTTCTCAATCACCAGAACAAACCTTCGAGTGAGATTCGCGTCGCGGTCGTACTCGGACATCTCCTCGTGGTACACGTAGGGGTCCTTGTACAGTTCCTTGGCTGCGTTCGTGAGACACCCGTGGACGAAAACATCATTCGCCGGGAGCTTGAGAGAAATCTTCTTATTCTCAGAGTTTATTCGGACCGACGAGAGAATCTTGACGTAACTCACAAACACCGCGGCCAAGAGGTCGCTGAACCACCCGCACGTGTTGGACATTTTTTCCACGTGCTGATGAATCATGTGGTTGTTCCAGTTTGGAACTTCTTTGAGAAGTTTTTGGTACTGGGCGAGAACTTTCTTTCCTTTTGAGATTGTGTCAGCCTCCATGTACATGTTTTCAAACGCCTCAATCATGTGGGGACACATGACAGAACACAGCTGAGCCAGGTACTCCTTCTTGGCTTCGACGAGAACCGTGAGTCCGTCCATTTAGGTATCACACGTAAAAAACTAGGCGTATCTTTTCGCAGCCTTTTTCAAATTGATGAGCGATGGAAACTGGTCATCTGAAAAAGACGGGGGAGTCGGATCGTACCTCGGAGGGGGCTCCTCGCGCTTTTCCTTTTCCGTGTACCACGAGACGTTAAAGACTGTGGGCGGTACGTGGACGACCTGGAACCCGCTCAAAAGGAGCTGACGCTTGAGGTACCTCACGGCGGTGTCGACGTCGTAGACTGGGTACCCTATGAGAAACGACGGAACTTCCAGGAATGTCTGCTTTTGCCGAGCGTCCACAGCAACCTGTATCCTCCGACCAAACTGTTCGAAAATCTTTTTGTAAATCTCTTTTCGAATCTTCTTCTTGGCCTCCTCCATCTCTTTGATTTTTCGGACGTTTATCATACTTGCTACGGAGAATTTCTGACGCGTGAAATTTCTCAGGGTACTAAGCGGACATTACGCTTTTCAAATCACTAAACTTTGGAAGATTCGCATCTTGAATCTCGGCGCCGCTCTTGAACTGCGTGTACGGGTCCATGGCGTCTATGGTGTTCATGGACTGTAGGGCGATGTTCTTCACAGTATAATCCTTCGCCTTGTCAATGTTGGCGTCCACGGCAACCCCGTAGGCTCCGCCTCCTTGTCCGGGGATGACGGAAAACAGAAACCTGCCCGAGTAAACGTTGTCGGTGAGGTTGATGCTCGTCGTCTCGAGGCAGTACGTACACTTGCCTATTTGCTTGCTCAGCGCCGATTGCGTCGCGCGAATCACCTTTTCCATTTCATCAGGGGTAACCACGGTGATGTTTCCCCCAGGAGAATCAAACGTAGGGTCCCGAGTCTGGTAGTTTTCGGTCGTGACTGCCTGGATCTTCGAAGGAGGCCAGAACACGTACGCCACGAGGGCTACGAGGACGACAAGAAAGACAAGCTTCATTTATGTATGCGTTTAAAAAAAAATAACAAAAACAGTTGTAATACAAATGGCTGCTTTGCTCATTTGTAGCAACAAGTGTAAGCACTCTCTCGAGATTATCAACTTTCTCGAGTCGACCCCGCAGCTCAAACAGATGGTCCAGCTCCACGACGTGAATAGACTCGGAGTCCCTCCACAGTACGCGAAACAAATCACGAGAGTTCCCACCATGCTGACGAAGAATGGAAAGATTCTCGTCGGAAACGAAATCAAAAAGTGGCTCGAGTCCCTGCTCCCAAACAGCTTTACAAACTGCGACCTCAACTCATGCAGGAGCTTCGGGGGTTCGCTCGCGTCCCTAGACGGCGGCGAGGACGGCGACAGCATCTTTTTGCTCGACAACTACGGTCAGTCGCTCCAGCCAGCCATGACCCCCGAGCTCCAGAGCAAGATTAGCAAACCCGTGACTGGGGGAAACACATATAGTTAGAGATTTTACTTTCAGGCTCTTCATGAAGTTCAAGACGATTCAGGCGTCTGCTCTCAAATCGGCGTTCGAGGTGCTCAAGGACATTCTCAACGATGTCAACATGTATTTCACGCCCCAGGGCGTCAAGATTCTCACGTTGGACACTGCCCGCGTCGCGCTGGTCGACATGTTTCTAGACGCGTCAAACTTTGAAGAGTACTATTGCGAGGCTGACATGGTGGCGGGCGTCAACGTCACAAACATGTTCAAGTTGCTCAAAGTCATTTCAAACAATGACACGTTGACGGTCGAAATAAATTCGAGGGAATTTTTGGACATTCGGATAGAAAACACCACGAAAAGGTCCGACACGAGGTTCCAGTTGAAACTCCTCGACATTAACGAAGACCAAATAGAAGTTCCCGACATTAAGATGGCGGTCGTGACCACCATGCCCTCTATAGACTTTCAGAGAATCTGTCGCGACATGAACAACATCTCGCACAACCTCGAGATTACGAGGAACAAGACGCAGTTTATCATCAAGTGTCAAGGGGACTTTGCCAATCAAGAGACTATACTGGAGTGCACGGATGACGGGGTGTTCACCGGTGAACTCAAGGGGGAGTATTCGCTCAAGTATCTCAATCTATTCACAAAAGCCACGGGTATGTGCGCCACTGTACAAATAATGCAAGAAGAGGAGAATCGTTTCATGGTGCTTCGGTACAATGTTGCGAATCTGGGGGAGCTGAAATTTTACTTGGCAACCAAATCGTCTGATGAGTAATAGAGTCGCTCTCGAGGTTGTGCTCCACGGCACTCCCCAAAATGTTGACGAAGCGAATCTTTTTGGACTCTTCGTCCCCGAGTTTCAAGTCTCTCAGAGCTATGGTCTCTCCGTGAAAGTCCGCGTCGGGTCCCTCGTACATTTTGATTTCATTCGTCACGTTTTCGACAGGTGCTCCAGCCGCATCTATCAAAAACGCCTCTTTTATCGGGACTCTGAACGACACCGGGGGCGTCGGGCGCGGAAACACGTGTTCGGGGTTTCGGGACAACAAGATGTACTTTCTCGTCTTGAAAAAGTACGTGACTCGGAACAAAACATCCTTTGCGCGGTCAGACTTGTTGAGCATCACAGTCTTGGCGCCATCCTGGTGCCGGTACTCGTACGTCACGTCGTCTTCTTCGCGTACGTCACTTCCCTCGACCGTGTACTCGATCCGAGCGCTGTGCACGTAATAATCCTGTACCGAAAAGTACGATACAATGTACTGAATAATTTTAATGATACATTGGACAAACATTCGAAAGTATTCTTCCAATGTGAAATCCATTTAAGAACAATAGTATCTCTTCTTTAATAATGGATGGCAGCTTTTTTGGTCGGTACGAGGCCAAGATACAAGAGTGGGAACAGCTCATAAAGAAGGACCCGAGTGGAAAACAAAGGTACCTCGATGAAATGTACGATTACATGGCTCAGTGCGTCCCGTACATTGAAAAGTTTTCGAGTGAAAACTCTGAAAAGCACACGATAGGAACTGTGTTTGGCGCGAGCACGAAGAAGGGTATCCAGCGTCGGGAGATTTACCACGAGTATCTCAGAAATGTGGAGAAATACACTGGCATCATAGAAAACGAAATGTATCAGAGTTCTCAGGAAAGTATCTACAAGTGTAAGTTTTGCAACTCTTCAAACATTTTTTTAGAATCTTCATGCGTGACTGTGTGCGGTGACTGTGCGCACAGCATCCTACTCTTGGGGGAAGAACTTTCATACAAAGATGAACAAGAGATTGAAAAGGTTGTAAACTATTCGTACAAGAGGGACAACCATTTCAACGAGTGGCTCCTCCAGTTTCAGGCTCAGGAAACGACGAGCATACCTCCCGAAGTCATTGAACAACTTCGTTCAGAGTTTAAGAAACAAAAGATTAAGAATATTTCAGATATAACACATGCAAAAGTTCGAGCCCTGCTCAAGAAACTGCGACTCAACAAGTACTACGAACACGTGCCCTACATCTCAAATATTCTCAATGGAATGCAGCCTCCTAAAATGACCCAGGCTCTCGAGGACAAACTGAGAATGATGTTTCGAGAAATTCAAGAACCTTTCAACAAACATTGTCCCGAGTCTCGGAAAAACTTTTTGAGTTACTCGTACGTGTTGTACAAGTTTTGCGAACTTTTGGGAGAAGATGATTACCTTCCTTGCTTTCCCTTGCTCAAGTCCAAAGAAAAGTTGTACCAACAAGACCTCATCTGGAAACAAATCTGTAAAGAACTTCAGTGGGAGTTCATCTCGACCATTTAGAAATACTCTACGAGTTTTATTAATCTTCTCAGTTCTGACGCCGAGTAGCCAGTCAGTGGAGCCAACTGAACCGTCGTCAATCCCTTCAACTTGTCTATTTCCACCTGAGGGAATTCGGATATGGCTTTTAACTGGTCGTCTGAAAAAATAGATTTCTGGACCGTCGTCAAGTCTTTCAACTTGGTTGTTTCCGTCG